GGTCCTAAGATACGATCTTTGTTTTTACCAGAAGACAAAGAAAAGTGGGTTTCTCTCGATTATTCTCAACAAGAGCCTAGATTGCTCGTACATTACGCTAAAAAACACGATTTAGAGGGCGCTGAGACCCTAATTAAGTTCTTCCATGAAGGAAAGGACTTCCATCAAGTAACCGCTGATATGGCGCAAATATCAAGGAAAGAAGCCAAGACTATAGGACTAGGTCTAATGTATGGTATGGGTATAGCTAAATTAGCTGCCTCTCTAGATATTAGCCAAGATCAAGCCAAAGCTTTGAAGAAAAAATACAATGACAATGTTCATTTTTTAAATAACATAATTGTTCGTGCTACTAGATACACAGAACAGAATGGATATATCAACACACTGCTCGGACGCAGATGTCGTTTTGATTTGTGGGAGAACAAAGACTTCCATGACAAAAGAATGATGTCTCATGAGAACGCTAAAAAGACTTGGGCGTGGAATGAAATGAAAAGAGCAGGGACCTATCGTGCATTGAATAGGTTAATACAAGGTTCAGCAGCAGATCAAACCAAAAAAGCTATGGTTGATTTGTGGAGTGCTTATAGGGTTGTACCCATGATTCAAATACATGACGAACTCAATATCTCTATAGCCAATGAGACCCAGGTGACAGAGATAAAAGAGATAATGGAATCTGCTGTTGAACTTCACGTGCCCGTTAAATGCGAGGCTAAAATAGGAACTAATTGGGGAGAGATAAAATGAGAATATCTTATGACAATGGTAAATTAAATTTATCCTTAACTAATGAAGAAGTGGATCATATTGCTGATAACAAAGGTAGAAGTATACCGATGGATATTAGTTGGTTAAAAGTTTTACATGAGGACATATCTAAATGTGTTATGGCTCATTGGTCAAAGGTTGAGGTATGGGATGCATTAGAGTCACATCAGAAAACTATAAAAAGCATGACTAAAAAGAAAAAATAACATTATATTCTCCATGAAATAACAAGGAGATAAATAATGTTTAGTATAACCAATAGAGCAAAGACTCACTTCTTAAATTTTTTTAAGAGTGATGATAAAAAAGAAGAAGAATTAATAGACTTCTTAAAAGCAGAATATAAAAAAGACTGGAAAGCAGCGTACGCTTGGTATTTAGAAGAAGGTACTTTACCTAACTATGTCAGGAGGACGCTGTAATCACTGGAAGACTTCCTTGTCCTCCGCAAAAAGGACAAGGCTTGCCTTCTATTTCTCCTGAGGCATTACATTCAATACAGGGTCTAGGTGTTTGCAACTATTTCAGCTAAAGATTCACAGCGCTTCGGTGTTTGTGAATGCCATCTGGAATCTTTCATTTCAGCCGCCGCAGTTTCCCACTGCTTGACTCTCATCGCTTTCCACATTTTTTTAAATTTTGATACCCCGGTAGTTCCGAGTTGAAATACCATTTCAAGTATAACCTCACCCACGTGTTGTGGTAGTTCATGCCCGATGTTATCTTGTATCAACATATCTGCCCCTGCCGCAGCTCTGTTTAAATCCATTTCAAATATCTCCATGATCTCGTCCATGGGTATTTCTTTTCCTTCAGCAAATCTTTCTCTTTCATGTGGTTGAACGAGATGGCCTATGCCCACAGTGGCTTTTCCTAAACTGTCCAAATACATAGATGTGCGCAGGCCTTCATGGTCCTGTACTCTTGCTTTCAGTGCTTCTGTAATTTTAATCATAAATGTCCTCCTATGCCCCAATTACTTTCGTGTTCGTCTTTGTTTTGTTTTCTTTTTCTGTGCTTCAATAAATTTTCTATATACCGCAGCGGGTTTTGTTTTACCAGCAACTTTTGCTCTTTGCTCCATCGCAATAGCAGCTTGAGTTTTATGAGCATGCGTTCTATTGCTTCTACGAATTTTAGAAACGCTACGGCGAGCTGATGATGCATCTTTAAAACCAAGTCCTTTAATTGTTCCTTTTGGATTCTCATCGGTATAGAGATCCGAATGTAATTTAGATTTAGCGGGTTGTCCACTTTTTCTTGGTATTCTTTTCATTACCCTTTTGAACCGATAATACCGCCATACATTTTCTTATCCATCAAGCCACCATCTGCGACCAAGGCTAAATATCTTTCTGCAATATCTGGTTTGTTTTCAAATCTAATGACAGCGTTTCGTAGATCATCTAATTCGTTTTGATCAACTGTTGGACCAACTCTATTTTTAACAAAGTCAATATAGTTTCCAACATTAGGATCGCCTGCTGCGTACTGACCGATGATATCTTCGACTTTATTGCTTCTATTCACCTTTAATGCTAAGTCGTTTTCCAAAGCTGTTATACCTGCTTGTGCATTAGGAAAGACTGCAAAGCCATTACCATAAGTTTGTCCTGTGGTTCCTGCTTGCCCTACATCTGTTAGATTACCGGGATTGTTAAACTCAGTTACTGAAGCTTGATCATCTCCAGTGAGAAGACCTTTCCCGCCAGTTATACCACCTTCTATTTTTCTCATTAAACTTGGAACTTCAATGTCTGTGAATGGAATTGTATAGCTCTCAGGAAACATAAAATTTCCTTCCCCAGGTTGAGTTTCAATACTCATATCCTCTAAAGTTCCTCCAGGTGCATTTGGTTTTAAAGCTTCAACTTGTCTTAATCTATTAAGTTCTTCTAACTGTCTTTGTTGTTCTGCTAGATATTCAGGACTAAACCTATCCATAGCTGCCTTTTTAACTTCTTCAGCAGGAAATACACCCGTTTGAGTTACAGGCATTGTTTTTATTTCCTCAACAGTTGGTTTTCTCAAGTCAACTGTCGGGCCAGCAGTTCCAAATGTATCAATAGGTTCATTAACAAAACTATCTAATCTATTTGTATCCACACCAAGAACACCGCTTGCATCTCCTGCAAATGAAAATTTCTGTAAATCTCTTTGCGCCTCAAGAGCTAGTCTTTCATTATTATTCATTGAGGTAATTGCAGGTAAACCACTAGATGTTAGGGGGTATTTATCTTTGTTATCAACGATCTCTTTTTGCACATCAGTTAATTTATTGTATCCATCTTTAACTTTACTTGTTGCATACTTAACAACCTCGTTTATGGCTCCAAGAAAACCTAGACCGCCACTCATAGCCTTTTCTCCAAGAGCACCTAAAGTTTTACCTCCAGCATAAGTAACATCGCTCATAATCTCGCTAAATGTAGGACCATATTTATTGGCTAGCTGTTGTCTTTTCTGAGCAAGAGTAGTTCTCTCATACTTACCCGTCATCGGATTAAAAACAGGCGCTTGTTCTTGTAATAGGTTAGTTGTACCAGGAGCTACTTTTAATGTGCTAATAAAATCTCTTTCTTCTTTATCTTGTTGTAATCTTCTATTTAGACGATCTTTACTTACATCTGGTCTATTATCAAAGAAAGTCTTACGAGCTATTTCTCTGTCTAAATCTCTTCCAATAGAGGCACCGCTAGTTCTAGCTTGACTAGCTTTGATTTGTTGTTGTTGTGCTTTAGTAGCTTTTTGTGCGAAAGGTGGTGCCATTATGTATTCCTTCTAGCTATTTCTTCCAATAGCCTGTCGTCGCCTATTATATCTCTTGCTAAAGCAGAATCAAGGTTTTGTGTTCCTTGAAAACCTGAAACTACACTACCTGCTGTAGAACTTATCGGTTGGGTCGTGGTCGGTGGGGCGGGAGGCGTGATCTCTTTTTGTGTAAACCCTTCTGGTATTACAAAGGTTGAATCAAAATCGCCCTCGTTGACGTCCACATTCATGTTATTTCTTCTAATCTTTAGTATCTCACGAAGAGCTAGGGGGAAAGGATTTTCTATTTCTCTACCTAATTCTTCTTCTAAGTCTCTAAAGTTTTGATTAAAAGCTCTTCTAATACCATCTCCCGGTAGATAAGGTAAGTAATTACCACGTATAATAGCTGCCCTCTCTCGTCTTGTAAGTCTTTTCATTTCTTTAACTAAATCAGATCTCTTCGCTCCTAACTTTAATGCATCTTCATATGCGTTGTGCATCTGTTTAAAGTTTTGAAATCTCACTCTTTCTGCTTTGAGATATTGATTTACGATTTCAGCAGGAGAAACAAGACCACCTTTCAATACATCACCAACAAAGGATGCTCTTGCACTGTCATTTTTCTTATTGAAATCTGTAATAATAAATGGCATGGCATCTATCGGATCAAGTTCTATAGCTCTAAATCCAAAGATACCTCCTGCCTCGTCTAATAAATCATAAGTCTGACCATACTTATCTGGTATTTTTTCATTACCCAATGCACCTGCTTGAAATAATCTTTTAACTTGATTAACAGAACCGGGCATAAATGTTTCTAAGACATGCATACCGCCTTTGTAAACTTTCTCTCCTGTTGAATCTCCAGGTCTAAAGACTTGTCGGCCATCTCTCGATCTTCCGTTTCTAGCGACGATATCTGCAAAGGCTTCAAAGAAAATAGACTCTGAAATAAAAGGTTTTGATAGTTCATAAAAACTTGTTGCACCTGCATCCAATAAATATTTATTTAAACTTTCTCCTGTTTGTTGTCCTTTAGCTGCTTCATTTAAAATTGTATTAACAGGTCTAACTAATGTGTCATAAGGAAAGATATAACTTAAATCTACATATTTTACTTTGCCTGTTTCTTCATCTCTTTCAAGTGGCATCAACAAACCATTGGTCGACCAAGAAGGAACAAAAGTTCTAAGTGCTCTCATGTCATCATTAGTCATACCAGCTAAAGCTTTACCAAATTCTACAAGACCTGCAGGAACAACTGCGGCAGTTGTAGCAACACCTGTTAGTCTTCTAAGTCCTGTTTGTTTAAAGCCCTCTACTTGCAGTTCTCTAAGTCCTCTTTGTATTGTGTTAAAACCTGTCCTGATAATCTCAGCAGGGAAAGCAACAAACGTTCCAAGAGGTAATCTTCTAAGTGTTTTAATAAACTCGCCAACATATTCGTAGTTAGGTATGTTGTGTTTAGTAATCTGAGCAGCCATATTTTCATAGAAAGTTTCTACTAGTTTGTCTCCTTCTAGCCTAACACCTTGATTACCAAGAGTTAAGAATCTACCATCAGGACTAATATCCACCACCCGGTCAAAGATAGGGTCGTTTCTAGTTACTTTTCTACCAAGTAGTTTGCTGTATGCCTGCATATTTTTAGGATCAAAAATATTTTTTGAGTTAATTCCAAGCACTTTAAAATTTTCTTTTAGAGATTCTAGTTCTGCTTCAAAGTTAAAATTTTTCCATAAATTATCTTCAGCTAAATATGCTCGTCTTGCTTTTTCAGCTAACTTGCTTGTTCTTCCTAATAAAGTATTCATAGCTCCGTTGAAATTACCTGTGTAAAAATCAGTTCCTACTTCTTTTGCTAGAGCGTCTATGTCTCCTGCAATAGGGTTGGTGCCGTTAATACCTAGTCTTTGATTTCTTAATCTTCTAGTTTGTGATTCTACATCATTGCCTGTGATATCTTTTAGCGATCTTTTAAACAACCTAGCTGTCTTTGCAGGATTTTGAAAAAGAATATTACCATTCATCGTGGTAAATAAAGCTGCTGATATTACGTTTCGAACGTGGGTAAAAGGAGAGTAAATAGTTTTAGCTTGTTGAGATATACTTTTAGGAACTAAGACCATCCACTTGTATAGATTATTTAAAGTATTGTCGGCTATCATTTTATCTGTATTGGTGATTGCCTCCGCCACAGGTTTAAAAGTGTACTTACCTTCCAAAACACTAGGCACAAGAGTGCCGTTGGTGGTTTCTATTTTTACAATATCTTTATCTAAATCTAAGTTTACATCTTTATACTCTGGTAAATTTTTTACTGCTGCTTCAGCATCGGCAGTAGAATTAAAAAACAAAGTGCTTTTTACTCCTCTCCCTGCTCCCGGTATAGGACTAGGTTTTAAACTATCTTGAAACAATTTATTATGAGTTGCTAACTGAGCCATTATCTCAGATTGTTTTGCGTTGGTATTAGCAATGTTAAAGAAAGGATCTTCCACTTCTCCTAATAATTCTCTTATGGCTTTACTTTTAACAGTTCTCTTTTTAAAAATATCCTCATCAACATCTAGTTTTATATCGTCTTTTAAAAATTTTCTAAAGTTTCCTATCGGTCCTGCTACTGATTCCTCAAATAAAGTTTTACCTTTAGTTTTTATAATTAATCTAACTGCATCTACAGCTTTTTGAGGTGCAATATTTTCTTCAAAGTTTTTTGTTTTTCTAAGGATCTCTTCTTCAATTTTTTGTTGTATTGTAATTTTTCTTTCTCTTTCTATTCTAGGATCTCTTCTCCCAGTGGTCATGGGGTCTGTTTGACGCTCCGCTCCTCTTCGCATTACTGCCTCTTCAGCCTCCGCTCTAGTTACTCTACTATTTCTATAGGCGTTAGTTAAAGCTTTAGTAAATACTCTCTGTGCTCTATTAATAACTTCTTGTGTTGGTCTAAACTGATCATCAGAAAATAATCTTTTAATAATTCCTTTGTCTCTTTTAAATAACCTGTACTCTCTGTTAATATATTTTCCTAACTGACTATTAAAAGTTTCACTTAATTTACCCGCATTTTCTAGAACTGCGTTAGCTATCTTTTCTTCGTCATCTGTTAAAGTTTTTAATTTTTTAACTGCTCTAGCTTCTTTAATTAAAGGCTGTAGTAATTGTTTATCTAGAGTTATTGAGTTTAAATCTATTTGATATCTTGCATTCAATAGTGAGTTTTCAAACTGAGCTATATCATCGTCAGAGGCTTTTAAAGTATTCTTCATAAAATCATGTAGCCGTTCTCTCTTTTGAAAGGCAGGATTGTTTACTTCTATTTTTTTCCCCGTTCTAGTAACCTTTGTTTTTACTTTGGGGGTGGAGTATGCAGCTTCAGGCACCGCCTCTTTTAAAATGTTACCCTTACCATCAAATACAAAATCTGCTTTTTTAAAGTCACCAAAATCAGTTAGCCTGTCATTTACAAGTTTTTGAAATTGATTAAAGACTTGTTCTTTTTGACCACCCGCATTTTTAAGTGCTTGCTTGGAAATATTTTCTGCACTCTTCGCTAAATTATCTACAAAAAACTGTGACTTTAAAGCATAGGTTGTAGCTATTTGATCTCCATCTTTTAAAATATTAAATGCTCTTTTACCTAGTACGCTGTTGGGAGTTAGTTTATTTAATGCTGTACCCAATACACTTTGTAGTGGACTTTTATCAAACTGTCTTGCAAGAGGGGAAGCCTTTAATGCTTTTGATGTCCCTGTAATTATTGTGCCTAAACCTGCACCTAAAGCACCACTTTCCACCGCAAACTTAAAACGATTGGTAAATCTTCTAAATGCTTCTTCTCTACCTTCCGCACCCTCTCTTTGATCTGTGGCTGTGGGTCCACCAAGAACATCACCAATAGTTCCAAAGTCATCGGTGTAAGCAATACCTTCACCTATGGTTGATCCTAATAAGCCTGCTCCACCTATTTTAAATTTTCTACCAAGGTCTGCTTTACCTGTGACTTGATCTATATCGTCTCTTGTTCTACTTGCTCTAACTTTTTTTGCTACTTGCTTATCTGTGTATTTGCCTGCTTTTTTAGCGTTGATTGCTTTTCTAGCAAGACCTGTTCCTATTTTATAACCTGCAACTCCCGGTATACCTAACTGAATAAGTCCTTCAGTTATCTTACCTGCAACAGTTTTCTCTGCTACTTCTTCAAAAGGATTTATCTTATCAAAAAATTCTTCAACGCCAGTGGCTGTGTCTGTATCTAGTCCTAAGTCAACTAACTCTGCACCAATTGAAACAAAACCCTCTGGCACTTTTAAAACACCAGATGCTATACCTGCAAAAAATCCTTTGAAAAATCCTGGGGATTTATCTTTCTCTTGTTCCTCTATATCGTCAAGAGGCTTGTCCCCAAAAGGATTGACGTTTAGATCTACTGGGTTATCTCCAAAAGGATTAACGGCCATGATGCTTTATCCTTTCGTATAGGTAACACCTTCAAAAATATATTGTTCACCTGATTGTAATTTGTCGTAGGCAGGATCGTTCTTACCTGTGATTGTGACTACACTTGATGTTGTTCCTTCCTCATCTGGAATAGGAAATCTTTCCATGGCTTTTTGATTGGCTCTTGTTGTTGCTTCTTCAACAGTTAATGCTTG